CCGGCACTATCCGGATGTGTGGGATCTAGGCGACGAGTCCCCGGATATGGTAGGCGCCTTACGTGCAACTGCCAGCGTGGCAACAGCCCGTTCGGCTCTCGGGTTGCCAAAAATGCGTCCGGTGAATCCTGACTCCCAGTTTCTCGCACGGTATGGTGCATCGTGGTTGTACCTCGAACGAGTCTCACTGGCTTATCAGGCCAGCCTCCACCACAAAGATGTTGGCTCCACGCATACCAGGGACGTCGTCCTCACTGCTCGTGGATTCGCTGTCGCGCTTCCGGATAGGATGGAGGTCGCGATAGGCTCCTATGACCAATTTCTCCTATTAGTGGATGCGGCCCGAGCACGATTTTGCTCAGTCCTCGCTGCGCACATGGATGTCTCGGAATGTGACGACCCACTATTGGTGAAGCACGTCTGTGACCTCTTCGCGTACTGTGACTTCGCGTTGCGGTCCCTCTGCAACGATGGTTATGCTTGCATCAAATCGATCGAAGGGGTGTTCAAAGGAAGGGCCATGCAGTTGTGGGGCTGTGAAGTTGCCGAGTCCCCAGGCTTAGCCCGAGCACTCGCGAAGCTGACCGAGCGCTCAGCCCGTGCCCCAGAGGTCGCACGGGTTATGGAACGAATCGTTGAGCGTGTGACAAACCCATTGTCCGCCAAGGAGCTCTTCGGGCTTATGAAGTTCTCGGGGTTCCCAGTTGTTGACGAAGCAGCTAGTGTCGTGAAAGCTCGGACTCTTGGCCAGGATCCTGGGGACATAGACCCAGCTTATATCCTAAAACTCGGCTACGCATGTAGAGGCCTCTTCCTCGAGGGTTACCTTGAGCGAAACTCCCAATGGCCACCGTTCGTTAGCCCACCTAAAGAGGGGACGCTACTCGAGATAAGGTACAGGGCCCGGATGCTAACTTGCCCAGCAGGTTCGTACCCGGCCACTGACTGGGAGGGGGTCATCCTGGGGAAGTGCTACTCGGTTGATGAACGGGCTGACACCCTGGAGTCCTTGGATGACAAAGCGTGCTGCTCCCCGTCGTCGGTGCTTGGGAGATCGATTTTGGGGACCATGGAAGGGCCACTGTCCCGATCGGTCCTGGAGGTTGCCCTCTGCGGGGGTAGGCGCCCAGTCCGGGAAACCCTCGAAGCATGGAAAGCAGGATGGACACACCCCGAGGACCGAGTTTGCCGGTTGTCCATCAAGGGAGGGGAGATGAAGCCTGAGGGTCGCCTGTTCGCCATGTTCACATACGAGGGACGGGAAGGTCGGTCAGTGATGGAACGCGCCCTCCAAAAAGATATCCAACCCTTATTCAAGTATGCTACTAAGCCCCTAAGTCAGCAGGCCCTCGGGAATAAGCTAGCCGCCATGTCCACCCGGGGCATGGCCCTCGAAGGGGATTTTGAGTCCTGGAACCTCAACTGGAAAGGCTCATCCATGTCCGGGGTTGCGAGCATGCTCAATGAACTGTACGGGGAGGACGGCCTCTGGGATAGCTGTCACGAATCATTCTCCGATTCAGTACTGTTCCTCCCTACCGATGCGGGGATCCCCGGGGTGACGGTGACTACGACTGGGGAGACCATCCCGGATGGTCATTATGTTTGGCGGGGTCATAGGGCAGGCCTTGAGGGGCAGTTTCAGATCTTTTGGGAAATTGGCACCTTCGCGATGATGCATGTCGCATTTGAGGAGGCTGGGCTAAGAGCCGACCCAATCGGCCAAGGGGACAACCAGTGCGCCGGCCTAGGGACCATTTCTGGGGCCAACGCATACCGAGCCCTGGCCACTTTGGAAGCTGTCGCGAAATCGTGTGGCCATGTTCTAAAGCAGGAGGAGTGCGACATTTTCAATGGTGGCTTCACATACGGGAAACGATGGTTCATCCGGGGCACTGAGCATCGGTGCGTCATCAAGCACGTGGCCACCTCCTTAGCCGTGCCAAGTGATGTGGCCCCTACACTGAGCGGGAGAATCGCCGTCCCATCAACGGGGGCCGCGTCTGTCTCGAACCACGTCGCTGACCCCCTCCTCGTGAAGGCCTACTCACTGGTTGTGACCGATTGCCTTCTCCAAGCGCTTGACCGGTCATCCAGGTACGGATATATGTGTACCAAAGAAGAACTCAGGAGACTGGTGGAAATTCCGGGGATGGCAGGCGGCTTCTCGATCACCCCAATCTCGGCATTTCTTTGGCGTGGACACACCGACCCCCTGTCATCGGCTATTGCCTCAGCTAGGCTCACTGGAGGCTTCGGGATGGCGGCATTCGCGCACGCCTTGGAGTCGCCTCCGGCTGATGTGGACCCAAAGCACCTCATCGAAGACCCGTACTCAATCCCACTCCCACGTCCCGCTGATCCCCGACGGTCGCAATCGAAGGCGATGGTAAGTCTGGTCACGGCTATGGCCCGGTCCCCCCTTTACACATCCACAATGAAAAAGGCAACGGAGCTCAGTTACGACGACGAGTTGGTGAAATTGCTCAAATCATCGGACACAACTCACCCGCTGATCCTCCATGAGTTGGCAAAGGCCTCACATCGGGGAGTCGCACTACGTCTCGTGGCTCGCTTTTCATCCACATCAACTATAAGGAAGATCGCGGGCCGGTACGGGATAGATCTAGCCAAAGGGGCTGTTAATGCCGAGATCGCATTGATCGACTGGATGAGGGAGCTTGTTGCAACTGTCGGTCACTTCACTAATGACCCTTTACGACACCTGTCGGTGTTCGAGATCGCCACAAGGCTACGGGCAGGGTGGGGCGTTGGGACCCCAGAGGGTTTAACCACGGTCAATCCCTTAGCTGGACACATCTCCACTTCTGACGCCCCTAAGTGGGTCGTCACAGCAGTACGACGAGTTGATCAGGATGGCCAAGCGCCTCGACGATTCTACCGGGGGTCCAGGACCGAAGCCCGTGTCGTCGCGGGGTCATCCCGAGCTGTAGTGGACACTAGTACCCTTGCTGACATCCGGGCACTCATGGCCTTGTGGACCCAATTCCCCGTCGAGGGCCCATTACGGGCTGCGATCACGAACTGTGTATGGCTCCGTTCTGGTTTCCACGCCCACGAGTTAGAGAACTTCTTCCCTAGGGCCTATGGTGGGACCGCGGCCCATCGGCTCACGGTCCACGACAGGGTGCCCTTTGATCTCGCCTGCTCCCCTCGGTTCCCCTCACAATTGTCCATCACGACGAACGGGATGAACACTGGTGATCAGGACCTACCAATCGCGCTCCAGGAAATCATGCTGTACATGTCTGCTTGGTGTTCTATCGCTATCAGGGGAGGAGCTTCCCCAACTGTGGTACATCACCACTCGGCGCTATTAAATGTCCCACTCGTCCAAGAGGACCCAGTGTCGACCCATGAGTGGGTAATGCGGGGCGCCCCAGTTCCAAATAACGCGATTCTAACGGCCCCGTATCTCGTCATCGACCACTCTGCAGACGAGAATATATCCGCCCTTGGGGTCCCAATAGCGGGGACCGTCCCCCGGGACTACTCCTGCACGCTTGCCCGGATACTTGGGACATTGGGGCGTCCAGGGAGGATCAACGCCATCTCAGCTGGCGTCGAGAAGGTGTACG